TAACTGGAGCAGCAGGTGCTGTTGCAGGTGCCGCGACTATTGGTATTGACAAAGAAATTGTCGAGCGACAGCGAGAGCTGCAAAAAGAAAACAGTGAAGAGCTTAAAGAGCAAGCTAGGCTTGCTGCTCAAAACAACGATCAAGGCTTAAGGCAGGCTGGAATCCTTCGAGACCGACTGACTATTGAAAAACTTGGAGGCAGCCTGCTTAACGACAGAGTTTATGGTTTGGAGCGATCAATCATCTTCCAGCAAGCAGCATTAAAGGCTGCCGATGACGAGCTAACTCCTCTTGAGCAAGCAAATATCTTTAGAGAAAGAGATGTCGAGCTTCAGCAGTTAGCAAACAGGCGTCAGGCTGAGTCTGAAAGGGTTGCTGCTCGCAAGGTAAAACTTAGCGAAAAAGAAGAAAGAGCTATTGAACGAAGAATTGATGCAGTTGATAGAGAGATAAAAAGCACAACCGAGGCATTTATTAGGGCTGAAAGTCAATTAGACGATATTATTAACAAGAACAAAGACAAAATTGCCTTTGAAAAAGAGTATGCACGTTTGATTCAACAAGGCAGTACACCTGCTGCAGCTAAACAGGCTATTGAGCTTCAAAAACAACTGAAGCAGCTGGATCGAACCTACGACAAGCTGATTGAAAGACTTGATGTTGAGGTTCTAAGCCTCAAGGCTTCTATTGAAAAAGCTAGAGCAGAGGGTGCAACAGAAGAAGCTTTGAAGGGTCAGATAGCGGCACTAAAAGAAATTGAGCGCAAGATTGCGGGTCTTAAGGGCAAGAAAGAGGGCGCTGAAGGTGCAATTAACGAAGCACTGGCACCTAAAACCGATCGTGAAAACCTAGAGGCGTATCTAACAAAGCTTCAGGGGCAGCTAAACGACTTAATGAATCCGGCTAATCAGTTGATTGGTCTCGCCGAAACGCTTGGCGGAGCGTTTAGCGAGTCATTTAAGGGCATTGTTAATGGCAGCATGAGTGCTCAACAAGCGTTGGCCAACTTGTTCCAGCGCACAGCGGATCATTTTCTTGATATGGCTGCACAGATGATTGCAGCTCAGATCAAGATGCAGGTAGTGGGCCTGTTCATGAATTTCCTTAATCCGTTTGGTTCCATGATGGTTCCGGGTGGTCGTTATGAGGGAATGCCTAACGGCACTCTTCCTGCAACTCCTCCTCCGCTTCCGCCGCTTCCTAAAGCGCTTGGTGGAGCGGTTGGCGCAGGCCGTCCTTACATGGTCGGCGAGCGTGGTCCTGAGTTGTTTGTTCCTGGAGCACAGGGCAATATCGTTCCAAACAACGCTATGGGCGGGGCTAACATCGTTGTAAACGTCGATGCCTCTGGAACGCAAGCTCAAGGTAATCAGCCCAATGCAAAGGCACTTGGCGCTGCCATTGGAGCGGCTGTTCAAGCCGAGCTTGTTAGACAAAAACGTCCTGGCGGTCTCCTTTCAAACTGATGGCTACCTTCCCTTCAATTACGCCGACTTACGGCATCCAAAAGACCAGCGCACCAAACGTGCGGATTGCTCAGTTTGGGTCGGGGTATAGCCAACGCACTACGTTCGGCATCAATCAAAATCCAAAGTCCTATAGCTTGACCTTTGAGGTATCCGAAACGGATGCTGACACTATCGAGACTTTCTTGGATGCACGCGGTGGCGTCGAAAACTTTGATTTTACCCCACCTGGAGAAGCCAGCAGTGGCAAATATATTTGCCGTGACTGGAGCAAGTCGATTCCATATTTGAACCGTGCGACGATTCAAGCCACATTTGAGCAGGTATTTGAAGCATGAGCACTCCGCAGTCAATTCAAGAACAACTGCAGTCGCTGGAGCCATCAGCAATTATTGAGCTATTTCAGCTTCAGTTGACTGCTGCTGTTAATGGCATCGACGAAACGTTTTACTACCACGCCGGAACCAATGAGTTGTCGGCTGATGTTGTCTTCAATGGGATTACCTATGCTGCTTTTCCGATTGAGGTTGATGGGTTTGAGCTAACGACGAAGGGAACGTTGCCGCGCCCCAGTATGCGGGTCGCAAACGCCAATAACTCCATTTCGACGTTGCTGGTTTTGTATAACCCTTTGCAGGCAAAGGTGACACGGATCAGAACCTGCAAGAAATTTTTAGATGCAGTCAACTTCACGGGTGGGACGAATGCAACGGCTGATCCAACCGCAAAGTTTGAGGATGAAATCTGGTACATCGACCGCGTTGCCAACGAAAACCCGCAGCTGGTTGAGTTTGAGCTTGTTAGCAAGCTTGACCTGACTAACTTGCGTTTGCCTCGTCGTCAGGTTGTTGAGCATTGTCAGTGGGAGTATCGCGGACCTTTCTGCGGTTACACCGGCAGTAGCTGCTTCGATTTGAACGACAACCCGACATCAGCATCAAACGACAAGTGCGCCAAGAAGATTTCTAGCTGTGAGAAGCGGTTTACGTCTGGCGATCTGCCGTTTGGAGGATTCCCTGGTGCAAGACTTCAGATCTGACGCAAAGAAGCACGCATTGCAGCAGGCACCGAAAGAAGCCTGTGGTGTTTTAGTCAATGGTCAGTATTGGCGTTGTCGGAACATTGCTGACGATCCAGAACAAGATTTTGTCATCAACCCCTCTGACTACGCGGCTGCTGCATTGTTTGGAGCGGTGGAAGCCGTCGTCCATTCGCATCCAATGGGTGGTCGCGCCAGCCAAGCTGACATCAAGGCTTGCAAAGGAACGAAAGTTCCGTGGCACATCTATTCAATGCCGGAGGATCAATGGTCAACTATCAATCCTTGCTAGGCAGGCAATGGAAGTACGGCGTGTTTGATTGCTACACGATGGTGCGTGATTATTTTGCGTTGGAGGGTGTTTGCCTGCCTGATTTTGAGCGTCCTGCTGATCTGGAAACAAGCGACAGCATTTTTCTGGCGCAGGCTGAGCGTATTGGGTTTCAGCAGGTTGATTACAACAGCCGCCGTCCTGGTGACGTGCTGATCATGAAGCTTGGAACGAAGGATCCAATGCACGCTGCAGTGCTGTTGCCTGATGAGCGGATTTTGCACCAGCGGCAAGATTCGCTAAGTGCGGTAGAGCCACTTGGGCGATACTATGTCTCTAGGGTCGCAGCGGTCTTTCGCTATGCAGCAGACCGTTCGGCTGCTCGGTGATTTAGGGGAACGGTACGGTGCAGAGCATCAGTATCACAACTTGCGTTCGCCTTCTGAGGCGATAAAGCTGCTTTGCGTTAATTATCCGGCGCTGCAAAACGAGCTGTTGCACGCTCATGAGCATGGCATTGGATACAAGGTAATTCAGGCTGGTTTAGAGCTTGATTATGACGACTTGGCGTTGCCTCTTGGGCAGAACGATCTGATTGTGACGCCTGTTGTTGCAGGTAGTGGTGGCAGCGCTGGACGGATACTCGCTGGCGTTGGATTAGTTGCAACTGCAATCGTTCTTGGTCCTGCTGCTGGTGGTTTCTTGGGTCTTGGCGCAGGCTTGGCAGGCGGAGGTGCTGGAATTATTAGCGGCGTTGCTGCAACTGCAGTTGGTTCCATTGGCGCAAGTCTTGTTCTTGGCGGTGTTGCTCAAATGCTTTCACCGCAACCTCAGCTGCCATCATTCGACGGCATTGATGGATCGCAACGCTTTAACAACCTTGGCATTGGCGATCGCCAAATTGGCGTTAGTGCTGGTCAGTCGTATGCCTACAACGGCCCTGCCAATGTCGTTGGCGTTGGAACGACTATACCTGTTGCTTATGGAACGGTGCTAGTTGGCGGCGCATTATTGTCTGCACGGATTGAAGTAACGAACACCGGCTCTGATCCTGACAACGATGATGTTCTCAACTCTTCTGTCTTGACTCCTGGCCCAGACACTATGAGGGTTGCTGGGGAAAAACTTACAACAGAGTTTGTTGAAGTCGGCGGCGGTGAGCTACAGCTAAGTGAAATCCTTATTACAGACAGCAATCAAAATAACTTTAAGAGGCACTTTAATCAAGTTATTTCGTTGAGCAAAGGCAATAGCGAAACGTTTGAAATCCCAGAATACCGAACCAATCAAAAAGACAAAATTGACATTATATTCCGCATCCAGGATGGTCTGTTCAATCGCATCGGCGGGGCTAATTCAACAAAAACGGTTGGCAGCATTACCTACGACATAGAGGTGTTTACAAAAAGAGTTGAAGAAGCTAAGAGGATTCACTTTTCGCGCACAACAATCTCAGGGCTTATCAATGCAACTGACTTCAACGCTGATTTAGCAACTCGTCAAAATCAAAAATACAGGTACAGGCATCGAGTCAAAGGCATAGGCGTTGACAATGAAGAAAAGTTCTTTGTGAAGGTTACAATTCACGACTTTGAGGCTTTCCTTGGAGACGCCCGTCCTCCCAGCCTGAAAGTCCACGCTGTCGGACTTAACATGTAGCCATGCCTCTTAATTCAACGTCTGTTATCAAGCTGGTTGACCTCCTTTGCGAGGGTCCGATTGGTGGTCTTGAGCAGGGCCAAGAGGGCATTTTTCTGAATGAGACTGCTGTTAAAAACGGGGACTTTTTCAACTTTGGCAATAAGAATGTTGGAGCGGAGCTTGTAAAAGGTGCAGCCACTCAACGCAGGCTTGATCAATTCAACGATGGCGTCTCAAATATCGTCGCTGTCAATGCCGAGGTTGGTGAAAACTACAGAGAAGACACAGACGAAAACAATGCAGTAATTGAACGCCATTACGGGCAAGGCCGCGACGTTCGAGCAATCACAGATACGGACGTTGAAGAGTTTCAGCTCCTGTTTACTATTCCACGTCTGTTTTCGACTTCAATGGAGGGCCTTTCAAGAGGCCAGCTGTTCAATGCGCAGATTGTGCTTGACGTTTCCATCCAGTCTCAGGGCAGCGCATTCAACGTTGTTTACGACAAAAAGATTGCCGGCATTGCGTTATCGGACTATCAATTTATTACACCGAAAATTAAACTAACTGGTACGGGGCCTTGGAACATCAGAGTTAGAAAGTATCCAGACCCTGCAGACCAAAGTGAAGAGAGCTTTGAGGTTAAGTTTACAAACTTTGTAGATATTCCGGAAACCACGCCACTTGCCAACGGTCGCGGCAATCAGCTGATTTGGACAAGCATTATTGAGCACCAGCCGTTGCGTCTGAACTATCGCTATGCAGCGATGGTTGGTCTTGACTTGTCCACTGTCCAGTTTGAAAGCCTGCCAAGCCGCGCATACAAAATCAGAGGCAAGGAGATTTCTGTCCCTTCAAATGCGGTTCTGCGGGAAGATGGCAGTCTCGACCTACAGGGCAGTTTTGATGGAACGACGAAAGTTGCGTTTAGTTCTTGCCCTGTCTGCTGTTTCCGCGACATGCTCGTCAATTCCCGTTACGGGGCGGGCGACTTTGTAGACGAGACTCAAGTCAGCTGGGTCGATCTTTACCCACTGATTCAGTATTCAAACCAGCTCGTTACCAATCCAGACGGAACGCAAGAACCACGCTTCTCGTGCAACACCGTCATCGGCGGTCAGGCTTCTGCGTTCAACGTTCTGCAGGATCTCGCCAGCGTGTTTCGCGGGATGCTGTACTGGCAGGCCAATACGATCCAAGCGACTGCTGACCACGGCAACCTTGACGGCACAAACGTCTCCCCTGTCCACCTCTATTCAAACAGCAACGTCATTGGTGGAGCGTTTAACTATTCAGGCAGCTCGCTGAAAACGCGCAGCACCAGCATTCGTGTTCGTTACAACGACCCAGACAACTTCTATAAGCCGAACGTTGTTGTTGTTGAGGACTCTGTACTGATCAGCAAGTATGGCTATCAGGTCAAAGACATCGTTGGCTTTGGCATCACGTCCAAGTATCAAGCGCAGCGCCTGGGCCGTTGGATGATGGCTTCAGAGGAGCTTGACGGTGAAGTTGTCAGCTTCAGCACTGGTTTGCAGGGTGCTGTTGTTTTGCCTGGTCAGGTCTTTGCGGTTGCAGATGAGATGCGTGCTGGAGCGCGGCTTTCTGGTCGGGTTGCAAGTGCAACAACGACAGCGATTACGACTGATCAGACCATCACGCTTTCGGGTTCTGGCTTGAAGCTGACTTGCACGCTGGCTGACGGCACTGTTGAGACCAAGGATGTTTCATCCACTTCTGGCGCGGTAATTAACACCAGTGCCTTCAGTTCTGCGCCACTTGCTCAGTCTGTTTGGTCGCTGAGTTCAGACGCTGTTGCTGAGCAGAAGTATCGCTGCATTTCTGTCGCTGATGGCGGCGAAGGTCAATATGCAATCACTGGCGTTGAATTCAACGACAGCATCTACAGCACTGCTGACACAGGCGGCGATCTGATTTTCCGTGATGTCAGCCTGTTCAACGATGTCCCTGTTGTTCCGGCAAACCTCCAGCTGTCAGGGCGGGAAGTACGGATCAACAACAACACGGTCAACCGGATTATCGCTTCATGGGAGCGAGGTACTGCCGCCTCTACTGTTTCCTACGAAATCCGCTATAAGGTCGCTGGCGGCAACTTCGTCACTGCCCAGGCAAGTGGCACAACGTTTGAGATCGACAGCGTGCCAACAGGCACTGAGGTTACTTTTGAGATCAGGGCAGTCAGCGGTGTTGATTCAAGCAAGAAATCACCTTATGTCTCTGAGTCGTTCTTCGTCCCATACGAAGGCATCAACGCTGTTGGCACTGGGGCGGATGCCGTCATCATCCCGCCACCCCCTACGGATGTAACGATCCAAGCAACTGGCAACGATCAGGCGATTTTGCGTTGGGACATCCCTGGCACGTCGCAAAACACTGATGAGTTTATTGCTGTCATTCGCCATGCCCCTCAGGTGGATGGAACGGGTGAATGGGCGAACAGCACGTTGTTGCGCCGCGTCAAAGCAAGAACGAACTATGCGTTACTGCCTTTGATTGAAGGCGAGTATCTGGTCAAGTTTGAGAACAACCAAGCGCAGCGCAGCAGTATTGCGCGCAGTGCAGTGCTGGATCTGCCAAATCCAGTTCCACGGTTGAACATCCAGACACGTCGCGAGGATCTGGATTCACCGCCGTTCCAAGGCGACAAGGTTGATGTTTTCTACAACTCTGACTATGACGCGCTGATCCTTGACGGTGACGAGAAGTTTGACGACGTTGCGGATGTTGATGCGCTGTCTGATTTTGATTTCACGGGCGATCTGCTGAGCTTTGGAGAGTATTTTTTCAACTCAGTGCTGGACCTTGGCGGTGTGTTCAACGTCTTGTTTGAGCGCACGCTTTCGACTAGGGGCCTGTATCCAGCTAGTTCAATCGACAAGCGCAATGAGCTGATCGACCGCTGGACTGACTTTGATGGTGCGTTGGCTGACGACACAACGGCCAACCTGTACTTCCGCACCAGCAACCAAGCGGTGACGGATGACGAGATGCTGCTTGAGGATGCTGATTTCCTCCTGCTGGAGGATGGCAACAAGATCGAGATGGAATCGTCAATCACTTTTGGCGAATGGGTGCCGATGGAATCGGGTCGCTATACCGGCAGGCAGTTCCAGTTCAAGGCTGAGCTGCAATCGTTCCACAGTGACCAGACACCGCTTGTCGACGAGCTGGGCTATGTAATGCAGCTTGAGTCACGGACTGAAAGCAGCGCGACGATTGCCTCTGGAGCGGGGGCAAAAGCCGTTACTTTCACAAATGCCTTCTATCAAACGCCAAACGTAGGCATTACGGCTTTCAATCTTGCGACAGGGGATTACTATGAGGTGACATCGACTTCCCGCACTGGATTCACGGTGACTTTCCGCAACAGCTCTAACACTGCTGTGGATCGCAACTTCCAGTACCAAGCAGTCGGCCACGGCACTGAGCAGTAATGGCAACCCACGATTACATCATTGCTAATGCGTCTGGTGCGGCAGTCCGCTCTGACCTGAACAACGCGCTTGCGGCGATCGTCAGTCAGAACAGCAGTTCGTCAGAGCCCAGTACGACGTATGCGTATCAGTTGTGGGCAGACACGGCGAACAACGTTCTAAAGATTCGCAATTCGGCCAATGACGGTTGGAACGCATTTGCGGCGTTGAACGACACTGCGTTCAGGATCAGCTCAACAGGACAGGTTGGCATTGGCGTAACGCCTGCCAGCAACACTGATCTTGACGTTACTGGGACGATTGCGCAGAACGTCGTTGCGATGGCAGCGTTGGATGTTGACTGCTCAGCGGGTAACTACTTCACCAAGACGATCAACGCGAATAGCACGTTCACGTTTTCAAACGTTCCAGCAAGCCGCGCCTTTTCGTTTGTGCTTGAACTGACCCATACATCTGGAACGGTGACATGGCCCGCTTCAGTTAAGTTTCCATCAGATACGGCACCAACTTTGACGACCGGCAAGACGCATTTGTTTGTCTTTGAAACTAATGATGGCGGCACCCGGTTCCGTGGTGCGGCACTTGTCGATTACGTCAACTGATAGGACATGACTGTTAATTCACAACGACTGCTGCTTGCTGCTGCTGGAGCGGGTGGTGCTGCTGGCGGGGCTTTGTACGTCGATGACGTGTTTAGTTGTTTTCTGTACGAAGGGAATGACAGCACGCAAACGATTACAAATGGAATTGATTTAAGCGGTGAGGGCGGACTGGTTTGGACAAAACCTAGAACCACTTGTGACAGTTTTAACGACCATATTTTTGTTGACAGTGAAAGGGGTAATTTTTTCTTAAAAGGCAATGAGACTGATGCAAACAACGCAATAGCTTCATTTAATTTTGCATCTACAGGGTATACGGTTCCAAATAACGCAAGGGTTAATGACGGCACCGACCAATTCGGAAACGCAGAAAAGTACGTCTCTTGGACGTTCCGCAAAGCGCCAGGATTTTTTGATGTTGTAACTTGGAGCGGCGACAATACAGTTGGGCGTCAAATTAGCCACAATTTAGGGTCAACACCTGGCATGATTTGGATAAAAATTCAAAATAGTAATTATGCATGGGTTGTTTATCATCGATCACAAGGCGCATCTAAGTACGCTTTTCTTAACTCAGACGATGCGTTTGGCACCGCTTCAGGAGACAATGATTACTTTAATAGCACAGAACCTACCAGCACACATTTTACAGTTTGTTCATCTAACTCTACTGCCCGCCTTAATGTCAATGATTTTGGGTCAACATACGTTGCCTACGTTTTTGCTCACGACGACCAATCGTTTGGCACGGATAGCGACGAGGCGATCATTAAGTGCGATGGCTATACAGGCAATGGCACGTCAGGCCATGAAATTAACCTAGGTTTTGAGCCGCAATGGCTCATGATAAAAAGAGCTAGTGGCGGTAGTCAAAATTGGTTTATGTTTGATTCCATGCGTGGAATTGCTACTGGCGGTATTGATGGAATGTTGCGTGCAGATTCTGCTGCCGACGAGCAAGTTTCGAACGATACAGTCGACTTAACGCCAACTGGATTTAAGATTATAAACACTAACTCCGTAGCCAACAAGAGCGGCGACTCTTACGTTTACATGGCAATCCGCCGTCCGCATAAGCCGCCCGAGGCTGGAACGGATGTGTTTAACACCGTTACATATACTGGAGATACAGCAACAGGCAGGGTTATTACAACAAATATACTCACTGATACTTTTCTACTTGCTCCAAGAGCAGGCGATGGTTTGCAAACAGCTCATTCTGGTTACCGCCTGCACGACCGTCTTCGTTTAGCTGGTGGACAACTAAGACCGTTTGCAACAACTGCTGAGATCACAGATACAAATACACCGACATTTGATTTAATGAACGGGTTTAATCTCAATAGCTATAACGGTACTTCATATAACTATGACGAATTTACATACGTTGCACATGCCTTCCGCCGCGCCCCAGGTTTTTTTGATGTGGTGACTTACAGCGGCAGCTCTAGTGTGCAAAATATACCGCACAATTTGGAGGTGGAACCAGAACTTATGCTTATCAAAATTAGAGGTAGAAGTTTCAGCTGGGAGGTGTATAACAAGCCTAGTGGTAATACAAAATATATGCAGTTAAACACAACTAACGGGCATATTGGAAACCCTGCTCCTCACTGGAATCAAACAACTCCAACATCAACCCATTTTACTGTTGGAACTAATGCAGGCGGCGTAAACTATGACGGTGATACACACATCGCTTACCTCTTTGCCAGCCTATCCGGCGTCTCAAAAATAGGCAGCTACACCGGCACAGGTAGCAACATTGGCGTTGATTGTGGCTTTACCGCAGGTGCTCGATTTGTACTAATCAAGCGGAGTGATAGCAGTGGTGACTGGTACGTTTACGATTCAGCTAGGGGCATTGTTGGCGGAAACGATCCTTACTTGCTTATGAATACACAAGATGCTGAAGTTACAAACACGGACTACATTGATCCGCTGAATTCAGGCTTTACAGTGACTTCATCAGCTCCTGCTGCGCTGAACGCCAGTGGCGGCACCTACATCTTCCTCGCCATTGCCTAACCATGGAAATCCGTAACCGCTCCACTGGTGCTGTTATCACCGACAGTCAGCTCAGGGACGACAACCCCCAGACCAGCTTTCCGAAGCAGATCACGACGGAGATCTTGGATTCATACGGCTATGACGCTGTGCTGAATGGGCCGGCAGCTTCTGTCTCTGCCCCTTACGAAATCAGCGTTCGTGACGGCGTTGAAGAAATAGACGGGCAGTGGTTCACCAAGTTTGTTGTTGGTCCGATCTTCACCGACACCACTGATGAAGATGGCAACGTCACCACTGCAGCTGACAACGAAGCGGCTTACCGCACCAGAATCGACAATGAAGTTGCAGCAAGGGTGCGTGTGGAGCGTGACGCAAGGCTCGCAGCCTGTGACTGGACTGTTTTAACTGACAGCCCTTTGACAACAGCTAAAAAGACAGAGTGGAAAAGCTATAGGACTGCGCTTCGGGACATCCCTTCAGACAGCGGGTTCCCGCACTCTGTGACTTGGCCCACTGAACCCTCCTGATTGCTGAACGATGGCTGACCGTAAGATTTCTGCGCTGACTGCGCTGACCTCACCGGCAACAGGCGATTTGGTGCCGATTGTTGACGTTAGTGAGGCTGCAAACGCCGACAAGAACAAGAGCATCACGTTTGG